CTGCTGTGGACGTCGTGTAACCAGTCCACATCCCATACCAAATCCGTCCAAGGAACGGTATGGGATCACCCCGTCGCAGAGAATCGATCTTCAATGACAGTCCTAGCATCTTCGCCGTTTTCTCCCAGACCAATTGGTCGGCATCAAACGACAGACCGTCATCACCTCCATAGACCCCCAAAGCCTCCCAGCTCTGGTCAGCGTTTAGTCCCTGGTCGCGGTATGCGCAATAATTGGTGAAGGCATTTCCCGTCGAGTTCATCGAAGATGTCTCCGGTGAACCTGACAGGCGATGGCTACCCTCAGGCACCGAGATTCTGTGTCGCGTGATCCCGGGCATCGAGGCTTGCTGGCGATATACTCGCAACAACTCGTCTCTATACCTGGGCGACACCCATCTCCTGAGAGCGCGCTCCTCCACGTTTGTGCGCAACCACTCCGAGACTCGTCCGTCCCACTTCGAAAAGTCGGTGGACGCAACTGTCTGAGCTGTTGCTGCTTTCTGGGCCAGTAGATGGCTGAGCTCTGCGGGGCTCTTACCGAAAGCATACCAAGGTGCGGGCTTGATAATGCCATCGGTAAACGCATACATGAACTGGCTATAGCGGGTTTTCAAACCACCCGGGAGAGTTGAAATCAACCTGGTCGCGTTGACAGAGCCGTAAGCTTCTCGCTTCACAAATGATTTGTTAACGATCTTCTCACAGCCCCACCACGCCAAGCATCTATCCAGGGTGTTCCGCTGAGACGGTCGATTCTGCCGTTCGTAGACTTCATCCGTCTCGTAGGGGCACCCGGTGTGCTTGAGTTGTTCTGGGACCAAGTAGCGCACAAACTCCTCCGCGTACTTCGAAAACCTCACCGGCGGCACGGCGTCGTTTCGTACAGCCGCAATTCTCTCGGTGACCGCGCATAAGTCGCTCGCCCTGCCATCTACCGGGGTTACCGACCCAGTAACCAGTGGCTGCCGCCCAGCAGGAGTAATATCCCGCATGAGTGGTTTTAGCTCACCGGCCAAAGGCCTGAATTCCCGGTTGATCGGGACGAAAGCATGCTGTTGTTTCGAGAGCGTGATAAAGTCG